AAACCATTGCGGCTGCTCCTCTTGCTTGGCGGTGGCGGATCAAAACCCAGACCCTTGTAATCAACAATCGGCACAGTCGTTGATCTGCAATTGAAATGTTGAGGCGGTGTTGGTCCTTTGCCGTAAACAAACTCTTTGCCGTCTAAGGCTCGACAGATTGGCGAGGTTCTGCTGTCCAACGTGGCGACATACCTGTATTTTTTGGTCACGTCTTGATTGGCTTCGTAGACCTGTTGGCTTGAAGCGTTAGCAACCTGATTGATACTTGTGCGAACCAGGGCCATCACTTGATGATTTGCCACAGCTGTGACTTCGCCACCGGCTTGAGCCATCTGACGCAAACTCATGGCGGGCTGGCCAAACCGCAAGCGACCCTTTAAGCGACGCGCCAACTTATCGGTTGATTCACCCGTCAATAATCCGTTCCTAACCGTCATGCTGAACAGATCGGCTTGGGATTCAGCTAAGCCTCTAAATGACTTTTCAAGCACTTTGCCGTTGGGCAAGGTAATGACTGAACCTTGCGCTGCCGTTAAACGAAACGCTTGCGGAGCCCCCGTAACAGCAGCTTGAAGGTCGTCACTTAACGTAACAACGTTCAAAGCAGTTGGGTCAATAGTGGCCACCGCTTGAGCAAACTGCGGGCTGATCTGCACGCTCCTAATCTGATCTGCCAGCTCAACAGGCAATGCCTTGGCCAGCTCACTGGTTACAAATTCGCTTTGTAATACGGCTAGCCCTTGCAGCTCTTCAACCGCAAGCAACGTGCTGGCCTCTGCCCAGTTGTCAAGTGACCCTTTTAGTTGCGCGAGAATGGCCCGAAGCCGTGCAGCTTTGACAGGCGCTGCAAGCTCATCAATCCCACGGAGCTGATCAACAGCATCCAAAATAAGATCGTTATATGTAATAGCAATTCGCTTTGCCACGCTGTTGCTAAAGCGGTTGAGATCGATGGCATTCCGATACAGCTCCGCTGGTGTTGTCATGATTGATCAATTCCTACAGCTTCAGGAGGTTCGGCGCAAATAATCGAAACGTCAGCGCCACCTCTTAATGCTTCCCCTACAAGCTGACCAAACTCAGGAATAGCGTCTTCATCGTCTTCTCTTAGCTGCGACTCAACAACCCCGATAGGCATTCCTTTTTCATGCCAAGTCACGCGGATGACAGCGAATAGATCGCCCTCTAATGGTGTCTGCGCGTAGTAAAGAACCTGTTGCCTTGATTCAGGCTCAGGCTCTGGCTGCTTTCGTGCGGGTCTGTTCCAAAACATCAGCTAGGAATCTCAGGTTGATCTTCAGGCTCGGCTGACTCTTCAGGGATCACAGGGTTAGCCGGTGGCGTTGGCTGATCCATCTCAATCAAGCCGCCGACCTGTGTGGCCTCTAGCTCTTCTTCAACATCAAATTCATCACCAAGAACCTCGCCAGCTTCTAACTGGTTTAGCAATGTGTTTTGAGTAATGGTCCCTGCTGTGTATAGCTGCAACAGTGATTGAATCTCTGTCGGCTCCAAACGTGCAGCCAAGAAGTCACGGTTGACAAAGCTGCTGCCAGCTTGAGGCTCTTGCAAGTAGGCCGCATGGAACCGCAGGCAATTGTCGATCATGTCCTGCATCTGCTGGGCAATGACCATCATTGTGGAATCGCCTTGGCTGCGATCAATGCGCTTGGCCTCAGCTGTTTCTGCCGATAGCTTTTGACCCAGGACAGCAGCAAGCCCTAGCTCGTTGATCTGCATCGCAATCTGCTCAAGCCGTTGGAACTGCGCGTCGTAGCTCCTGCCGCTTGGCTCGATATATTCAGCGCGGCCCTCCGCTGGGAATGCAATCGCTTCCCCAGGTCCGGCGCTCACCTCTTCCGAGGATTGCGGGAATCCATAAAAGGCCAACAAAGGAACAGCACTCAAGTGCAGCTGATTGTCAAGATCAGATTGGACTTGATACGCTTTCAGGTTTAGCTCTGCGATGTCGGCCATTGGTGGCCGCGACTCCATTACGTTGACGCGGTTGGAATAAGCAACAGAGAACGGGATCTGATCAAGGCTGGTTGTGCCTTCATCAATGACGCGGAAATCTCCTTTGTCGTCTTTCTGATGGATCTCAAATGCGCCTGGAGTTAAGACACGCACCTGTTCAACCTCTTTCTCGCCATAATCACCATCAGGGACAACGGTCCTTTCCATAAGGCGAAGCTGAGTCAGCTTCTGCTGCCCATCGCTTAACTCTGTGCGCCATCCAAGAATGTCTCTGGGCGTGTATGTCACCCAATAAGGCCGCCCATTTGACCCTGCTTGAGGAGCATCAACAAGCACCCCGACGTGGCCGTATCTGATGCACTTTTTGGCGGTGTCATAGGTCCAGACGTTTAGATCGTTGCCTTGAAGGTCAACATCAAATAACTGCTCTGTGATTAAGTCGCTTACGTCTGTCAATCTGACGGGCTTACGAGTCAACATGCCCGCCAGCATCCGTTCAAGCCTGACGTAATACGGGGCCAATGTTGAACGCATCAGCCTGTTGTCGTATGACTCGTCAAGCTCTCTAGGCTCTTGCGGCAAGTATTTTCGATGCTTCTTTCTAATTCCGTAAGTGCCCTGCAAAAGAGCCTCGATCAGCTCCCAATGAGGTTCTTGATTTACCCAGGCTGTGTTCGGGTCGTTGACGCGAGTAACGCTTCCAACCCGCTGCCTGCCGCCCGAAAAACCTGAGTACACGTTAAAACCCCGCCTAATCCCTTCAGTTTAGTAAAGCCTAATGCCAGTGCCTCGCCCTGCACGCGCATAAAGAGGATTAAATTCGCGCCACACTAAATAACCCAGGCCATCATTCATGTGGTCATACCCAGCATCTTTGTCTGGGTCTCCCTTCTCTGTATAACTTTGCAGCTCTAAGCATTCAATCGTGCGCTTGCAGTTGGCCGCGACTTGAAGCCTTACTTCGCCTTTCCCGTTCTCCAACAGAGCCTGAACAGAAGCCACCCGATCACGGATGGGAGGGTTTGATCTTGGGGATTGATTGGTAAAGCCATAGCCCTCCAGGATTTGAATATCGGTTTGGCTGGCGTTCGTGCTGCGGTTACCGCCTGATGCGTCAGGGTAGGCATAGATGCGACGGTCGGGAAAACGCCGTCGTATTTCTTGAGCGAGTGCGTCGGTGTCATGGGCACCGCTGACCTCATCGATCAGCAATAGTTGGTTACCAAGACGAACAGCAATGACGGCTGACATGTTCCCAATATTGAAGTCAACGCCTATGCGGAGAGGTTCATCTTCAACGTTGGGAATATCTGTGATTACGTGCTTTGCTCGGTCGAAACGGTCATAGACCTGACCTGTTGTCAGGTTCGTGAACTCTCCATTTAGATATGCCTGCAAAAGGCTCGGATCGTAGTTGGCTTTTAGCCGCTCGATGAAGTCTTGGGGCAGGTGTGGATTGTCCGATGTCCTCATTTTGATCAGACGCCGATCAGGACGCTGCTTTGCTTCCTCTGTGCCAAACGTGTTCCACATCCAGCGAAAGCCTTCAGGCGTTGATGCCGCAGCAAACTGACGCACGTTGCCAGCACGAAGGCGGCCAAGGATCTTAGGGAATGCCTTGTTTGCTATTGATGGCGGCACTGTGTCAATTTCATCTGCAAGACACCAAGCCGCATTAATACCGATGCAGCGTGTCCAATTCTCGAAGCTGCGGCAAAGGATCTTTGTATCTCCGCCTGGTAGGTGCAAGACGTATTCAGCCAAAGGCGATGCCCTAAAGCTGTACGGGATGTCGTAAGCCTCTAAGAAGTCGTCAAAATCGTTTTGCCAAATATCACGAATCAACGGGCCAGTTGGCTCCATGACGATTCCGATAAAGCCTTGATTGGCTACGGCTAGGGCTACAGCCTTGCTGGCTAGGCTTCTGGTCTTTCCAGCCCCATAGCCCGCAGATAGGCCGATTATTTCTGTTGTTTGATCTTCTACAAAAGCAAGCTGGCCAGGATGCAAGTCGGCTTTGATTCTGCTGAGGATGTCAACCGTTGTTTTTTGATCTGGCGGCTGAGCAAAGGCCAGAAGCCTGGTCGGTTCACAAAGACCGGTAAGCAATGACATCAGTTGAGGTCAAAGCGCAAGAGCTTGGCTTGCGTCTCTAAAGCCTTGATCGCAACAGGAATTTGATCATCTCTACCTGCACGCTTTTCATATTCCACAAGGCGTGCAATTGCAGCGGCTAACCATTCAGGGCGTTCAATCTCTGAGTCTTTAGCAATGAGCTGCCTTGCTCTAAATAAATACTCATCAGCTTGTCGATCCGCTACACCCCATTCTTTCGCGGCGTATTGCACGATTTCAAAACGCGAATAAGACTTGATCAATAACTGATAGACAGTATTGACACGCTCTTGAATCTGTAGGTTTGTCGACTTCTTACCCATGCCGTGAGGTTAGCAAAAGCTATAGGAGGGTTTCGCCTTGAGAGAGGAGCCAAGCGCGTTGGAGTTGATGGATTTTAGGGATCACGAAGAGGTGTGAAGGGCAGAAGCCCTCAATATTCCCTATGCGGATTCTGAGCGATCCATCTGGTTCTGTCGAGATTTTGGCATTGGGTATAGAGCTTGGCGATCCTTTGTTCATGGAGTTTGAAGGCTCTAAGGTCGTTGGCATTTTGGAGGAGGCGGCGCTTAGTGTCTAGAGATTTCACTTGCTTAATATCGAGAGTTAGGATTCATAAATTTTGCGATTGACTCAAGCGAATAAGCAATGGACTCAATTGGCATACATGCCTCAGCCTCGTCGCCTTCTAAAGCGTGAGCTATTTTTTCAAGGCTGCAAGCAATGCTTTGCAGCTGCTTGGTATCAATGTCTTCAAAAGCCATGGTTTCAGTTAAGAGAGTGAATTGAGTTGTGATGCCGGGAGATGGATCGCGCCACTAACGCGCCCTGCTTTTCCTTTGACTTTCATTGGAACCGTTCCTCGGCGGATTTACCCAAATCATGGTCAATGGGGATAGGTCTTGTATGGCTTTCATCTTGCGTGACGATGTGTTGCCTGCTTTCCACCTTGGGCCGTTGGTGATAAAAACCAACCAAGGGCGATCATGGGTTCAAGAGGTTCACAAGGCTCAACGCAAGCATCGGGCTTCCCGGCGAAGGTTTAGCCAAAGCCG